GCAAGAACAGAACGACTTGGTATTGCAACTGAGTAACCAGCAGCGGATAACAGACCGCAAGCTTGACGCATTGATGCAAGCTATGGGGACCGGCGATACCGATACCCTGCCAGAACAACTCACCTCGATACAGAGCGATCAGGCCAACCTCAATGCCACAGCCGCGTACACAACTATCTGGACAGACCTTTCTGAAGACCTGGTAAAAGTGGTGCAGGACGGTACAGGCAAAGACATTATCGACCTTCAGACATCACCAGAACTAGCCGAGGTCCGCACCATGTGGACTGACGCGCACAACAGGAAGGACGAAAGGGGTCTACAGGCAGCAGTGACCGAAGCAGGGAAAGTCATGCGCCTAGTCGAGCGGGGTAAACGTCCCGCTGCGCCGGCAGAACCGGCAACGACTGAAGACTCCGGTGCATTCGATCTCGATACAGGTCCGGCTGCGGGTGGCAGTGGTATGTCCGATCAGCGGTGGCTGGACACAGTCTACGGCTCCGAGGAATATACCCCTACTGCGGCCGACCATAAAAAAGCAAAATCTATTCTTGACCGCTTGAATGCAGGAAATTAAGGAGAATCAACGATGGCAGCAGGCGATACGACTACCCAGTCACTGGCTGACAGTCTGCCTACAGTTATTGCGTCCGCTCGTCAGGTCCGCGAACAAGAGGGTGTTGTCCCTAACCTAGTGGACAAAGTCACTCTTGGCGAAGGGACTGGCGTCTCATGGAACGAAGTGTCTATGGCGCAATTGACTGCTCAGACGATCACCGAGACAACTCGTCTCGACAACCCACAGCAGATGTCCGATACGTTGCTGACGATCACTCCCACGGTGGTAGGTATCCATACCCTCATCACTGACCGAGTGGCAGCGCGTATCAGCAAGACTGCCTACGCAAGGGTAGGCGCTCTGGCACAGAATGCTATCCAGAGGAAGAAGGACGAAGACGGGCTGACCGCCATTGATGGTGCGTCCCTGACTATCGGTTCTTCTGGTTCGGCTCTGACAACGGGGCATATTGCTGCCGCTGTCTCCCGTATTTCCTCTGACTCTGACGAGCCTGGTAACCCGCCTTACCGTGCGGTCCTACATGGCTTCCAGATCAAAGACCTGTATGATGCGATTTCATCAATCTCTAGTGGGAATCCTCCCACGCAGGGTCTGACCGATGGTCTGTCCGCTCGGGTCTTCCAAGAAGGTTTCCATGGCCGCATCCACAACTGCGAGATCTATGAAGATGGAAACATCGACGCTTCCAGCAACAGCGCTAAGGGCGGTATCTTCGCGCAGGAAGCACTGATTCTTGTCCAAGGACGTTCCCCGCGCACGGAGACTCGCAGAGAGCCTCATATCGGCGGCGGTTCCACCAGCGTATTCCTTTACGACGAGTACGCCTACGGTGAGCGCTCTGCCGGGAACTGGCTCTTTGAAGTTGAAACCGACGCGACACTCCCAACCACCTAATGAATGTCCGGCGCACCATCTGGTCTGAGGCTCATGGCCCCATACCTAAAGGGTGGGTCGTTCACAATTTGAATGGTCAACCTGGGGATGTGCGGCTAGAGAACCTAGCCGCCGTCCCTAGGGATAGTATCTTTCTGGCAGTGGCTCCCTACAGGGTGCGAATACGAAACTTAGAGCTACAGCTCAAACAAGTAGGTGAATACAATGGCTCAATCTGGTGAAGGCAGAATCAGACTGTTTAATGATTTTGCTGGTGTAGGAAACACTCTGGCATTGACCGCTGACACAGCACAGCTTGGCGATTTTTACGCTGGCGGTGAGGGTTTTGAAGATGCCGACGCTGGTATTGCGGGGAAAGATGCGCTTTCTGGCGTTGTCACGATCACTGGTGCCGATACTAACGCTGACACGACCTTTGTCGGCACACAGATCATGCTTGATGTTGCTCTGATGGGCACGATTGTACTAGAGACTAGGATCCAACTCCCTGACCTGGATACCAAAGAGATATTCTTTGGGCTCACTAGCATCCTTTCGGTGGATGAGCAACTTGAGGACATCGTGATCAACGCATCATCCTCCACCATCACTATGCCAGCAGACCTTGTTGGGTTTTACTGGAGTGACGAACTCTCAGACGATGAGGACTGGCATGCCATTTACAACGGCGGGACTGCTTCTGCCTCAACTACCACCACTGACGTTAATTTAAGTGATGACGCAGTGGCTGGTGAGTGGCAAGTCCTCCGTTTGGAGATATCTCCCAACGGCACAACCTCTTGGTTGATAGATGGCGTACTCAAGAAGACGGTAACGGGCGCATGTTCGACAAGCACTAACATGGCTGTCTGCCTTGCCGCCGCCGCCAATACCACTCAGTTAGCTATCTTCGACTGTGACTATATATTGGTCGAAGCCAACCGTGATTGGACAGTCTAACTTTCAGTGACCACTCGGCAAGGATTCCGTTATGACAGTGGTAGTTCACGGTTAGAAGTGACGGTGGACGGCACTATCGTGGCACGGTTCAATAACGTGTCTCCCGGCCTCTCCGTAGTCAATGGAGTGAAGTTGGACGGGACGGTGACTTTCAATGACAGTGCCCAGTGGACCGCTAATGCCTCTGGCACTGTCACGATATCTGGTGTCGCGCCGGCAGGAGTAGGTACGGCCACGATCAGCAAGTGGCTGACCGTCACTGACGATAGCGGCACGGTCATGTATATCCCTGCGTGGACGTAGGAGATGAGATGTCTCTACTCCCAGCAACCCTTGAAATCAGCTATGACGAGCCAGCTTTTAATCTTTCGGAGCTGGTCCAGCCAACTCCTATAGGAGCGCCAAGGCGTTTCCAGATAATACTGGTTATACGCAATGACGCCCTCGCGGAATACCGTATTGACCTTGGCCCCGCAAGTGCCTTTACCACACCTGAGTTCCGCATCCCTGGCGGTGTCGTTGACGAGATCACGGGGCGCGGCGAGATCCTCCACACTGTTGGCGAACTCAAAGATATAGCCATAGAGATGCGTGGACTCGCTATGCCTATTGTGTCTACACGCGATATCTGGGGCGATTACTATGACCAATTGAATGGCAAGGGGAGTTTATGACACAGAACATCAGCGAAATATTGGAAGAACTTGCAGTAAATCCGGGTCCAGACAGTATCACTGAAGCCCCGGAACCAGGGATCGATACCAACGATATAAACACCACGTTCCCTGATTCGACCATTCAGTCTGCGGGATATGTGTTTATCTGGGACACCCAGACTGGCAAGAGCAGTGTCTGCAACCGTAACATGCTGACCGCTACTCTCGGGAAGACCCGGAAGGATAAGTCACGTGTATTCACTACGATCAAGCCTGACTTCGAACCACAAGGTGGTACGTTCAAATGCATGTTATATGCAGATAATGAGAACCGTGAAGTCTACGATAGCTTGGGATTGGCAGTCTGCACGAAAGATAACCTTGATTCACCGTACCAGGTCACTATCCACATGAAGGCCCGGCACCCACAGGAAGCGGCGACCATCGAAGACATCAATGCCACTGCACAGCGTGAAGAGGACCGTGAGTTCCAGAGGGTACTCATCCAGGCGGCCGCCCGAGGCGCTGGGTTACCAACGGAAAAGGCACTGGTAAAGGCGCCGGCAAAGGCCGAGAGGGAGCCGGTAATCGTGCAGTGTGAGGAGTGCGGTACTGAGTTCGACGGTTACAACAAGATGATAGCCACTAACCGGCTAAAGGTTCATACCAAGAAGGAACACGGAGGTTAGCATGGGCATAGTAAGTAACACAAGTATCCTGGCTGCTGATGGGCAGGCGACAAGTTATCCAGCCACTGTGTACTGGATGGCTGTCTCTGCGGGAGCGACGGCCGGCAGACTGCAACTGAACGACAGCACGGATGACAGCGGCACAGATCTACTCGATGTGGACGTACCCGCGGACAGCATGACGTTCTTCGGTAATCTGGACCTCACATTCAATACTGCGGTCTATGTGGACATCCCGGGATCTAATATCAGAGTGACGGTAGGACATAGCTAATGGCTAACGAGTTCAAGCACAAAGACCCAGGAACGACATTAACCCAGGATGAGTTCATCACATCTGACGGCACGGGTCATATAGTTGACTCGCAGGCTACGGGTGACATCCTCTATGCTTCATCTTCCACGGTACTGAAGGCTCTTCCGAAAGGTTCAGATGGAACCGTCTTAGAGCTTGCTTCAGGTCTGCCTGCTTGGACGGCATCTCCAACGATAGGTTCAACCAGTTGGGCCAATGCGAACCATGCACACGCCGCCAGTAACAGCGGCGGTACGCTCACTACACTTGGGACTGT